TATCATTATCCAAGTTGGTATTAACCCACTTACGGACTTCAGAAAAGTTTTTTTCTTTGAGATTCTTGGTGAGATCATTTATAGAAACATCAGAAAAGGACGCTAGTATGCCAGAGTCTATTTCACCTCCGACCGAGTATCTTTGACACTCATTAAGGACTCTCCTCCAATCAGGAAAGTGTTTGCTGATTAACTCAGCAACAACCTTCTTATCACTCTTAATATTTTCTTTGTCAAGAATATGATTTATTCTAGAAAAGAATTGTGCTGCTATTGTTGGTTTGTCTTTTTTATTAACTGAGAAGTCAACAACAGAACACCTAGAATGTAATGGGTCGATAATTTTGTTTTTGTAGTTACAGGTAAAGATAAACCTGCAGTTTTTGGAGAACTCCTCAATAGACGCTCTGAGAAGGAG